ACCACATCTTTTTCTCCATCAACCTGAGTCTATCATCTACCTTTCTTATATCTCTCTCGCATCCTTTCTTTATAGCATCTGTCTCTCTATTAACATCAGCAGACAATCTGTCTATCTTTTCAAATAATACTTCGTCTATCTTGTCTTGCTTATCTAGTTTCTCATTATGGACAGCAAGAAGTTGTCCCATCTTTACAGAGTTTTCCTGTAGGGATTCAACGACTCGCTCGAGTCTTTCTATTATCGCTGTATTAATGTCTGACATCTCAAACTCTTAGTGCTGCTTGTCTCTTATCCCAATAAAACTTAATCACTTCGTTTGGATATAAACGCTTGACTGAAATCTTTTTAAAATTCTCAGGGCGATACATCTTTCTCAATTCTATCTTCAACTTTGCTTCGGACTTGGAATATAGTACGTATGACTCTGCTCCATCATATGATATCTTAAACGGTAGGTAACCACTCTTGTCTTCAACTGCTTCGCCTATGCCGACATTCTTAATCACATGACCTTTCGGTTTGTATTTCCTACGCTTCACCTTAGCACTCATCAATGGGTCGAATCCTGCATTAGGACCTGTGGGGGCAGCACTTCCAGTGAAACCTCCATTGCCGACACTCATTGTAGGTGCATCTTCATTCATAATGCGTTAAGTAAATCGAGCACATCATCATCAATATTTATGTTAGCGAATATTCCAGTAGTATTTTGTGGGTCTATTCTATTTAAGTATAAAAGAAATGTTTTTATGATTGCGTAGTATTCTTCACCCAACTTATACATCAACAAAGGGATAGTCCCTTCTCCAAATACATTGAATAAAATAATAAGGTGGTTAAGAATCAAGTTGACTCTCAACACACCTGTCTTAAGGTATCTCTTCAATAACCTTTTTAGATATTTAAACTTCTTCATGTCCTCCATGAAGTCATCTACGGTAACTGATTGTGGGTTATCGTAATGCTTGATGGCGAACATGAGATAGTTTTTCTCATTTAGTTCATCAAATCTCATTATAAAATTTAGTTACTAACTACCGAATGTTAGAGTTGCTGCTCCGTCGGTATACTTTTGGACTGCACCTTTGCTTGAGTTAATCACGCAACGATACTTATATCCGTCTAATGTGTCACCACTAAGTCCACTGTATGCAAGAGTTGCGGTTGTGAAGTTAGCGTATGTGATACCAGTATCAAGTGAAGCACTTACATCTACCCAACGAGTAGTTGCACTCTTGGTCTGACGTTGCCACTTGTATGTAATAGTACCTGACTGGTCTACTGTTGCTGCTGCAACAAATGTGCCTGCACCACTAGAAGATGTAGATGCTGCTGGCTGTGTGCCAACTGTGATTACCTCTAATACATCTGCTGCTAGTGTATCATCAGCCATGTCTCCTGCGTTTCCTGCAGTTGCCTTAGCTGGTGCGATGTATTCTGCTTTATGCTTGGTGTCACCGTTGTGTGTCTGATAAGTGCGATACTGCCACCAACCAGGTCCAGTGATTCCTCTAGACTTGTTGGATGCAATGCTCTGCTCAGTTGTGTCAACGAAGACCAACTCATAAGAGTTACTATCTCCACCCTTAACTACAAACTCAGCGACTGCCTTAGGAGCAGTACGTCTGATAGCACCAGACAATGAAGCATTAGTGCTACCCGCATATGTTGTATGCAATTCGATTGCAGTGGTTGATGTAACTTCTCTTACAATGTAGTTAACGCTATTAAGCACCAAGATATCGCCAACATCGACGGAATCAGCAGCATTCTTCGTAACTGTTGCGTCACCATTAGTGACACCTACGTTATTGCCAAAGGTGGAAGCGTCTATAGTACCTAAAATAGACATTAGTTTCTCTAATAATTTTTTCCTATAAGTTATTTATAAGAATTACTCTCTAGTTGCTAGTGCAGACTTAACTGTCTCCAATAGCTTGTCGTCCATGTCTGTCTTAGTAAGTTTAACTGCCTTACCTAGAATGACTAGACACAAATCGATTAGTTTCTCTCCCAACTCAGAATCGTCTGGGATTTTGTTTACTGCATCTGATACAATTTTAGATGCAAATGGTAGTAGGAATGATAGCATGATTAAAATTCAATGTAAATTATATAGGCTGTTTACCTGACATTTGGTTGTCATGGTCTTTAGTAAACTGTATCATTCTTTCTTTGATTCTATCTTCTGTCTCTTTCAATCTCTTCTTTGCTTGTGCATCATAAAGACGCTTTGCCTGAGCAGCTTTACCCGCAGCACCTTCTTTATCTCCTGCCTTTGCAAGTTGTGCTCTCTTCTGGTCTGCAGCTCTGGATGCTGCTAATCCTGTGTCAGCAGAGATTTCATGAAGTGTCTCTTCTCCTACGTTTGACTCATCTGGTGCTGTATCCACTGCTCCTTCTCCTTTAGGACTCTTCGCACGTTTAGAACGCAATGCGTCATGTGCTGCTTCTTTCATTGCATTTAACTTTTCTCTTACCTTTGAGCCATAGTAACTCTCTGCGCGAGTGTCCTTGCCATCAGGTTTCAAACCTTTCTTTTTCTGGATAGCGTTGTGGACTGCTCCTGCATGCTCTTTAGAACCGCTCTCAATTTTACCGTCACCATCATAATCTTTGGCGGCTTTCTTTTCTTCTAGTTTGGTTTCTTTCATGAGGTCTTCCTTCTTAGGGTTAATAACAACGTTTCCTTTCTTCTTAGTAGTAAGAAAAGACTTTTCACCTGGGTTGGAGGGTTTCATTTTAGTTTATCTCTCCCATTTTTTCCAACTCCGCATCGGAAAATAATCCCGACTTAGACAATTTATTTATAAAGTCAGAGGGTGTTGTGTCTTCTTTCTTACAATCAGGGACTTGTTTTCCATCCTTCATTTTAGTTGTTGTTGCTGTATAACCTTTCCAACACTTAGATGCACCAACGTTTTTGCGTGCCTGCTTAAGTCCTTCTAACATGAGTTGATGTACTTCATCAATGTCTACACCTACTACACTTTCCTTAGCAGTTACACCTAAATCGCCTGCCTCTTTTGCTGTCTTCTCTCCTTTCTTTCCGACAACAATGTAACGACCATCAGCCTTACGTCCTGTGATGAGCATGGAGTTTCCTCCTGAGGATACAACACGACCTATGTTACGGTCATCCTTATGCTCTGCTTTCTTTTTCTTGACAGTATCTCTGTCTACGTCGAAGCCTGCATATCCTTCTACCACTGGCTCGAATGTGTCAAGGACTTCCATGACTTTCATTACACCATCGTGGAGACGCTTGGTATCAGGAAGTTTATCTTCCTCAACCGCCTTAAGAATATATGACTGCTCTGTTGGAGTGTAGTCCATTAAAGCTGCAGACACTAACATTTCTAGTTTCATTTTTATAACACCTGATTGGTCTTACTGTTTTTATTTAGTCTTAGCAGACTTTCTAATACGTTGTTGAAAATCTGTAAAACTGACTACAGATTGCCCTGGAGTCATTGCTTGTAATGCCATTCTATAGTTGTCTGTACCTGCCTTCCATGTGTTACCACTGCCATCATCAGCAGAGTAATTGTTTTGGAGTTTGGTGGTATCAGCAGCACGTGCCCATGCAGCACGTGGGTCTTCCACTTCAGTTATATTCTTTAACCATACCTTTTCCTCGTTGCCATCTGGCATTTGGAATACGACATGATTAGTGCCACGATGGACAACCTTTCCTATTAGTCCAGTGTCATCGTGCTCTACTATAGCACCTACCTTAAAGATATGGTTTAGCATATAGAAATCTCTAAACGAATCTGCATCTAACTTAGGTGCATACTCCCAGAGTGTCAACTCTTTGATTGACTTCTTGGTCTTCGTTTTCTTAGGAGGTGGTGTCATTCCAGTCTTCACGTCTGCCATCATCTGTTTGGAATGCTTTGCAGAGACACCCTTAGGCATGCCTGCATGGAATGAGTCATGGTCATCACCACTGGCATGCTTACGCATAGCAGATGCTGACAACTTCTCTACAGGGTCATCACTCTTAGGGTCTCTTGCTCCTGCTGATTTGATATTGATAGTCTTAAAGTTATAATGCACTCCATTATATTTGTTAGTCAACTTCTCAAACTCTTTTACTCTATCGTCTCCTACCACCATTGTTACGTGCTCATGACCCTCGTCATGTAGGTCACGCATTACATCAAATATATTTCTATGTGCTTCATTGTTTTGAATCTTGTCCTTGTGTGAGGGAAATAACTTCCTCATGTGGTCTACTTTTTGTTGTGCGGATAACGGATTCTTTTTGTGATCCTGACTACGGGATGGGTAGATTCTATAGTTTCCCGAGTCGCCTCCGTGCGCTTTGACAGCATCAAGTAACTTGCCATGGCCAGCGTGAGGAGGGTTAAAGCGACCAAAAGTAATAGCAACATGCTTGTCCTCTAGGTTACCAGAAGTCTTCTGACCTTTTTGACTTGTCGTGGGTTTCTTAGGTTTGTTTTGTTGAGACGCACTCTTAGTTGCCTCAGTTATAAATTCTAAAAAATTCATTTGCCCCAATCTTTAGCGACGGTGAAGTTTGCTCTAGAAAATTCTAATCTATCGACCAGTTTGAGTGCTGCACCATCTTTGATAGCAACAAACCCCTCTGGACTGGTTACCTTGTAACCATTTTCATCTTCTAAGAAGGTACCGACACCCTCTATCTTCTTCAGTTTATTTATGATTTGCTCTTTGGCAGTCATAAGGTCTTTGAAACCGCTAAGTGCGGAATACATGACAGACTTATTACTATTTAGATAAGCAAGAGCCTTATCAGCCCTGTCAGACCAGTCTTTCTGTGCTTTAGCAGTCTTTTTCTTAGCAATTTCTGCCTTGAAACGTGCATCTACGAAAGAAATATACCCTTTTGCCATAG